TCTTTCTTTCTTTTGTTCACGATATGAACTATCATCATAAAATTCGTCTTCATCGTAGTAGTCATGATTATCGTAACTATTTTTTCTTTTATGCTTGCTCATTTTGAATCATTCCTGGAAATGCTTCTTTGACGTGTTGAACTGTAATACCATTGAACGGCAACTTCTTTTCTTTGATTGAACAAAGTAACTTTGCATCTTTTGGATCTATCCTTTCTAATAATTCTATGAACATTTGTTCTCTTTTGGTTGATGGTAGGGTGTCATGAAATCCTTCAACAAAATATAGTATTTTTTTAGCTTCATTGATAAGAACGTGTTCTTGATCTTGCAAATCATTTGGCTTGTACGGAGGTTCGCCCTCGGGTAACAACCATTTAACCGTTGGATCAAAAGCACCTTGAAGTACGACACGAAGAATATAACTATCGTTTGCTTTAAGAGCATTGACTTTTTCTTGTGTCTTTCTTAACTTACCAACTTTTTCTAAAAATTCAGCGACTGAAACTTGCATTTAAAACTCCGATATGTATTCAGTTAAATTTGTTAATTTGTTTTCAATAAAATAATTCAAAAGTTTTGATCTATCATGATTGCTATTCTTCTCAAATTCTTCAACAATTTTTTCATACACTGATTCTGGAATTTGACTCAAATCAATTAATTGTTGATTTCTTAAAAAGTTTCGCTTCATAATTACATCATAATCATCTGAATTTGTTTTCATGATATTTTCAATTCTTTTTCTTGTTAGTGATGCTTGTTTTTCACCAATAACAAAACAGTTATCAGAAGATAAAACATTTGGTATTCCATCTCCGAAATCTCCTCTGAGAATATGTTCTGCAAGAAATGTTTTTGGATTGGCATCTTTAATCCATTTTTTTCTTACAGGGTCATATTGCTCGACGTTTTTATAAACGTGTAGTTGAATAAAATCTTTGTCACCAGAAAGAATTAGAATTGGCTCATCTGATTTATCTTGCACTCTAACTTTGCGTACTAAACTTGCAATGATATCATCAGCTTCAGCAGTTTCTACCTTTACAACTTTGTATGGAAATACTTCTTTGATTTCAGATACAATCTTGTTCATAGAAACATAAATCGTTTTCCAATCCAGTTCTGATTCTTGATTTCTCTTTTTTCTGTTTGCTTTGTAATAAGGGAAGACTTGTTTTCTCCAACAGTTGGGACCTTCACAGGCAATTATAATCTGTCCATAACTGTCATAGAATTTTCTTTTGAGCGATCTTAATGAATTTAAGACCATATATCTTAACATTTTTTCTTCTAATTTAGCATTAGTATGCCTGCCAATCTGAACCATTAAATTGGCAATCATAACTTGATTCATATCTATAATGATCATTTTATATTATTCATTTTTGAGTGTTTCTAGTTGAACCTGTACGTTTTCATTGATATTTATATCTCCGTCTTCCGTAAAAGCGAAGACTGCATCTGTTAGCTTGTGAAATGGATGCGTCAATTCATATCTCTTATATAGTAAAGATCTGATAGATTCAACAATCATATTGATATCTTTAATTTCTTCTTTAATATCTGTTTCTGCTATAGCCATTGAACCGCCTGCCATGTCTATATTATGAAAGAGTTTAGGCAATAGAACATATAAGGATTCATTAATGTGATCAATTTTTATATCAGAAATGCTATTGGAAAATGTTTCCTCTAGTTGTTTAGATGTTTGTGTTGGCACAATCCTACTTGATTTAGGAAATTTAATAACATTGTCTATTTTTTCTTCCATGAATTATACCTTATGTTTATGCTCAGGTCAATTGGAAAGTGTCATTATTCTACTTCCTTCTTTGGAAAATTTGAAGTCATAGATCTTGCAAAGAGAATTTGGTGCCGTTATAGAATTTATTACACTTTGACGATATTTGTCTCTTACATAAAATATAAAAAACCCACCACCACCTGCACCTAATAACTTACCACCCAATGAACCAGCATTGATTGCTTTATTATATATATCATCAAAATAATCATTAGTTATTTCACTTGTCACTGATTTTTTGTCTAACCAAGCTTCATGTAAGAGTTCTCCAAATTTATCTAAGTCGCCTGACATAATGTAGTCCAACCCCTTATAGGCTTTATCTCTACTGTTTGCAACCAGTTTAAATTTCTTTTCGTCAGACATTGCTTCTTTTTGTTTTTGAAGAATTTTATTTGCAGATCTTCCTTTACCAGAATACACTAGAAGTAAATTGTTTTGTAATTCATGCACATAAGAAGTGAAATTTTGATTTTTAACGTCTACTTTACCTGATTTCTTGAACTCAAATAAATTTAATCCTCCAAATGCTGCTGCATATTGGTCCTGTTTTCCAACAGGATATCCACATTTTTCTTTCTCGATGAAGTATGATAATTCAGCAATCTGTTTGGCACTTAACTTATATTCATACTTTAGGAATTCTAATGTGTTTAGCAATCCAACTGTAAATGCAGAAGATGAACCAAGACCAGAACCTTTGGAAGCTATATCAGATATAGAAGCAATACTTATATCTTTTTCTATATAAAAATATTTAAGTACTTCTTTTGTTATACCTTCCTGCATTTGATTTATGTCAGAGCATTCTTCTACTACATCATACATTGTTTTTATTCCAGTATGAGGAACCATACGAGTAATAACATGTATATACTTGTCTATAGTAACAGATAAGGCAGCACCGAAGTCCTTTGAATAAAAGGACTCCATGTCGCTGCCCCCTGAAAAGAAACTAATTCTTAATGGCGTTTTTGATATAATCATGTTTTATATACGAAAACTTCTTTCTTTTTTCTTGACTCTGGAGTTGGATATTGAGAAATTAAATCTTTCAACATCATCTCCCACTGACTTTTAATTCTATTAATATTGTATCTAGAATCTACATATGTCTTGTTAAAACTAATCATAGAATGGTGTTGTTTTTCTTTGACAAAATTGATAGCAGCATTCAAATGATTTGCAAAAATATTGGCATGTTTACTTCTATCTTCAAAATTGCCTTGATACATCACATTAAGCCCTCCAGAGGTTTCTGGTAGAGCCCCATAGTTTGGATGTACGCAAACCAAACCTGCCGACATAGCCTCTAACATAGCCCTACAACTGGTTTCTGTCCATATACAAGGATATGCAAAGATATGGGATTTATTTAAATGTTCTTTAACTTGTTTGTTAGGAACAAATCCATGATAAGTCATTTTAGGATGATTACGAATACGATCATACAGAGGTTCAAATTGTTTATCGGCCTCGTCCCATCCATAAATTTTAAATGAAGAAAATACATCTAAATGAATATTTGGATGTCTCTCGGCCATGACTTCAAATACTGGCACCAATATTTCTAGACCTCTTTGTGGTGTAGATGTGTACACAAGTCTAATAATATCTCTATCTTTTTGTAAATGAATATCTTCGGCATTCAATGCACCAAATGCAGGTTCAATACCAGATTCAAGTACAATAGATTTTTCATCATAAGGAATACCATGAACTAATTGATATTGCGAATATTGCCAGTTTGAAATGAATACAAACTTATGAAACATTTCTTGGAATACTCTATCTCTAAATTTAGCAGACTCGGGGTCTTGTGCCAAATCATGTGCCCAGAATATTCTAATTTTATCTTCTTGTAGTTCTCTAGGTCTAGAACAAATAATTTGAAACTCTTTAAGGAGTTCTGGATCAATGATACTAGATAATTTTCTTTTAGCTATTTCAGTTCCACCATTAGCGGCAGAAGATATTTCGTTTTCTTCAAATCCCATAATTCACCTTTTAAATTTTAAATCCAGAAGCAATAGCATCATTATAAAACATTTGACATGTTTCTAGAGAAAATTGATTTAAATCTTTACCAAATCCTTTTAATTTCTTAATTAGATCTGGAGTCATAGTAATAATATCACATCCACATTCATCTGCTTGTTTGTAATTATATACTTCTCTAGGAGATGCCCAAAGAAATTCTACTTTTTTAGTTGGTTCTGAATAATTTCTTATTCTTACAGAATTTTTTACTACTACACAAGGATCAATTCCAGCATCAGCAATTCTACCTGCAAAAATAGAAATAATAGATGGAGTAAATTCGTCCAATGCATCATATATTTTTTGAACTTGTTCGACAGTAAATACTGCTGTAACATTTAATGAAATATTTTCACTACTTAAACTTTTAATTAAATTATAGTTGGCGACACCTTTAGTATTCATTACTGGAATTTTAATATAAACATTATATCCATTAGACCATGAATAAACTTTTTTAGCTTGTTCATACATTTCTTTTTCAGTATCGGCAAATACTTCTAAAGATAAACAAGTTTCTGGTCTGTATGTTTTAAGATGTGAAATTATCTTTTTGGCAAAGAATTCATAATCTGTAACACCAGCCTGTTTCATTAATGTTGGATTGGTAGTAAACCCAGAAATATTTTCATTTTTGGATGCAAAAATAATACCTTCGTAATCTGCTCCATCATTGTACAACTTGATCATTCAAAACTCCAATTCTATTGACTGCACTTAAAACATCCATTTCAGTATAATCTGGTAAGATATGTAAATATTCTGCTGGACAAAATGAAGTGTATTCTTGACCAATATATATAGTTTTTATATTTGATTTATTTCCACAAACTATATCTTTCCACCTATCTCCAATCATAAAACATTCTTCTCTATTCAGATCATATTTTTTAATAAAATGTTCAACCATTCCATTATTTGGTTTATACATATCTGATCCTCTGTCAGAGGCATACATGATTTCATCTACATGTAACCATCCCATCAAAGATCTATGTATTTTGTCTAGCTCTTCCATTTTCATTTTGTTATATTTTACATCAGGCTGATTAGTAACTACCAAAGCCATATAGCCCATGTCTTTTGCTTTTTGTATAGCTTCAATAGAACCAACAACCATTTTAAATTCTTTAAGAGTCCACGGAGCAGTTTCTCCGTGTTCTCTTTTGACAGTATAATTTAGAACACCATCACGATCAAAAAATATAGCTTTTGTCATATCACCACTTTGTTTTTTGTTTTTGTAGGAGGGGATTGGATACCAAACAATGCCAAACGACTGCTTGGAATGCCTCCGAATGTGGAGTGATCCTATCAGGATTTACTGAGGGGACGATAACTACTTCATCTGCATTAGTAGCCAAATAACCATCAGACTTACCAGTAATTCCTAAAACAATTCCATTTTGACTTTTAGCATAATTGATAGCCTTGATAATATTTACTGATACATTTCTTTCTTGGCTACCACCACCAACAGATAGAACGAAAAGAACGTCGTTCTGACTAAACTTGCTGGTTTCTAAGTATGATTGGAATACAGTTTCAAATCCTTCATCATTTGTTCTAGCAGATAGTTCAGATACATTATCTGTAGGAGCATAGGCTTCAATATGACACAACTTACGTAGATCGTTTACCATATGAGAAGCATTAGCAGCCGAGCCACCAACACCAATAATAAATACCCTTCCTCTTACTTTAGAAAGAATATTTGCTAGAGAATCTATTTTATTGAGATTCATATCTAGTACAATGTCAATAACTTCTTTGAAATATAATTCAGTGTGTTCCATTAATTCTATTCCTCAAATCAGTTGAACTATATGTATGTTTTCTAGGAAGATAGATTATAGATATATCTCTACCTTTACAGATTTGCTGACCAGTAGCTTCTATATTTCTATATTCTTCTCCTAGGAACCTAACATGAATTTCCAAGATAGACAACATATTACATAAATCTTTTTCAGTTTCATACGGAATTATTTCATCGACATATTTACAATGCCTTAGCATTAAATATCTTTCAAATACTGATTGTACTGGTTTTTGTTTAGTTGTTGGTCTGTCTATAGTAGGGTCTGTATGAAGACCCACAATTAACCAGTCACAATTTTTTTTACATTCTGCTAACATTGTAATATGACCAGGATGTAAAAAATCGAATGCGGAACAAGTAAATCCATTTTTCATATCAATATCCATCAATTATTTGCACATACCTAACATTAGAAATATCTACAGTTATCCATTGACCATTTGCAACATTAAAAGCAGACAATAAATTTTTGTTTTCTTCATGAAAATTTTGTTCTAGCAATTTTTCTTGTTGATAACTTTGTGGTAATAAATCTTCACGAAGTGTAGTTCTAAATGCTATTGTGTCTTTGGGACTATTTGAATTTGTAACAAATATTTCTATAACATTTCTTCTCAAATCTTTTAGTATTGCATCTCTTTCATATAACATGTTAATCCTCTAACTGTTCTTTCAATTGTGTAAATCCACCTATAAACTTGTCATCAATCAAAATTGCAGGATACGTTTTTACCTCTGGTATCTTTTTTAACAATTCATCTCTCGTAAAATGTTCATCAAGTTTATACTCAATAAACTCAATATTATTATCATTGAGAAATTTTCTAGCAGCATAACAGTATGAACAATTTTTCTTTGAATATATTTCAATTTTCATGTTATTTCTTTCTCACATATGATGCCTTGATATTCTTCTTTTCTAGTGTTTCAAATCCTTTAGCAAAAAGAATTTGTTCTATCTTATCATGATCATACATCCAAATATCATCATAAACAAATATAGAACCAACATCACAACGATCAACAAAAAAGTTGGTTTCTAATTCGACTGCTGAATTGTCATGTGGACCATCAAAAAATACTAAAGCATATTTGTTAATAATATTTTTATTGTCATTATATACAGGAACACCATCAGAATATCTTTTAAAGAATTCTGAGTCTTCTAAACAAAAGAAATTAAAATTTAATCCTGCATTATAAGCATAATAATATAATGATGGAATAATTCTATTTCTCATTGTATTAGTGTAATCAAATCTGTGTGGAGATGTTATTTCTTTAGAATCCGCTGGACCATCTATTTTGGTTCCAGGATAATGAACTGACATATTGAGATTTGTGCAATCAATCTCAATATTGCCATATGGATCAATACAGAACATTGAACGTTTTGTATTGTTAGTATGCACGAGTGCATCGATTATCATCTTAGCAGAACCACCACGAC